GCCGCGGATCCGGGAGTTCATCGACCAGGCGCTCCTCAACGAGCACGGGTACGATGACGGCATCGTTGTTCCTGACGGAGAGGTCACGGACGCAGTTGACACCGATCTAGGAGCAGCAGTCCCGATCGAGAACGCCGGCCCTGCGATGGGCGCTCCACCAGGCCTAGACGGAAAGGTCACGCTTGACCTTGACGGGATGGCGGCGACTGAACCCGGCACACCAGTCCCGGCGCCGATGTTCGGTGAGCAGATGCCGTGCTCTGACGAAGACGAGTACGAGATCGACATGGGTTCGATCGATGCTCTGGAACCGCTTCAGGTGGCCTGCAAGCGTGCACCTGCACCAATCGATGCTGAGATCATGCAGATCGGTGAACAGGTGGCCCTCTTTAAGAAGGCTGGACCGGCCGTGCGGCGCACTTCGAAGTACCGCGAACAAATCACTCGGATGATTTCACGCGTCAGTGATATGTATGACCACGTGCAGGAACGGGTGACCGACCCTGCAAGGAAGAGTTCATACGAGACTATGCTCGAGGCCGGCTTCAAAGACCTCAACAAACTCCAGGAGTCAATGACGATGTCACAGAAGACCAGAATGGGACGGATGAACGAGGGAGATGTCACGCTGAAGCTGACTGGTCTTCCGGACGACATCGATCTCGATACCGTTGGTGTCGACCTGATCACAGGCGATGATGAGGAAGGCGGCGCTGAGCACGCAGATGCTGACGGCGACGACGCTGGCCTCGACGACCTCGACCTTGGTGGTGACGACAGCCAGGAAGCAGGAGACCAGATGGAAGCTCGCGAGCTGAGTGACAACACGATCGTTGAGATCGATGAGAACATGCTTCGTCGTGAGATCGCCAAGATGCGTCGCATCCGTGAGTCGCACTCCGCAACCGGTGGTTCGGAAACGAAGCCCCAGTCGTGGGGTCACGGTTCCGGTGGTGCCGAGACGCTCGACGACTTCGGTGGCGGCGCCGACGAGGGTGACGCTGCTGAGAGTGAGATCGTAGACAAGTCGCCTGGCCGCGGAGCGCTTCCGCTTGGCGAGGCTGACGAGGACCTCGAAGAGGTGCAGGACCAGATGGACGAGGCCGATGCCGAGATGGATGAGGCGATCGACGGACCTGAGCACGGCGGTGACGAGACGACGCCATCGAATAAGCAGAGCCGCAACCCTGGTGAGAGCGCAGCTGTCACGCGTCAGGAAGGCCTCCGTCGGTTGGCCTTCGAGAAGAAGCTCCAGGAGCGTGCAAAGGCACGCGCTGCATCGCTGAAGGCTGAGGCTGCACGTACCCCTCGTGGGCAGCGCCTCGCTGAGATCAATGAAGAGTACACGCTCGTTGCAAAGCGATTCAACGAGTCGGTTTCACGGACAAAGAAGATGACGCAGATCGTTAAGACTGCGACGAAGACGCTTCAGGAAGCCCGCTTGAATAGCGAGGCTACACGGCCAGCGGAGAACCAGGCCGTCGATTCTCTCCGCAAGAAGTTGGCAGAAACGAATCTGTTCAACGCGAAGCTCCTCTACACGAACAAGCTTCTCCAGAACGAGCAGCTGACCGCTCGCCAGAAGGCTCAGGTCATCAAGCAGCTCGACACGGCGACGACTATTCGAGAGGCGAAGCTCGTCTTTGAGAGCTTGACCAGCACGCTGGCTAGCTCACAGAAGACAGTGACCGAAGGCGCTGACCGCAAGGTCATCGGTTCCGGTTCTCGGGTGACCCGTCCAGCTGTCACGCAGACCCTCAACGAGGGACACGAGGCAGATCGTTGGGCCCAGCTCGCAGGGATCACGAAGAAGTGATCCTCAGGTTCGAGTTTCACCAACTACTTAGGGATATCAGGAGACACAGATGAAGTTTTTCTCAATCGATCAACTCGGTGCCGGCATCAAGGAACGGAACGAGGGTGCAGCACGCGGTAAGCTCCTTGAGAAGTGGAGCAAGACTGGCTTGCTTCGCGGCCTCGACGGACAGCGTCGTGAGACGATGGCCCAGCTCCTGGAAAACCAGGCAGCGCAGGTCCTTCGTGAGTCAAGCTCGCTCTCGACCGGTGGCGGTTCAACGACCTCAAGCGGTCAGATCCAGGGCTTCTCGAACGTTGCCTTCCCGATCGTTCGTCGGGTGTTCGGCGGCCTCGTTTCCAACGAGCTCGTGTCGATCCAGCCGATGAGCCTTCCGGCTGGCCTGATCTTCTACCTCGATTACACGTATGGTAGCAACGTCGGCGGCAACGCAGGCGTCGGCCTGTCGAACTCCGCAACGGCTGAGACCTACCAGCGTGGTCAGTCAATCTACAACAACCCGACCGGCAAGGGTATCCAGTCTGGATCGCTTGCAACGGGTGGTATGTACGACCTCGTGAACACCGGCTTCACCCGTGTCCACGTCAACAACGAAACCATCTCAGGTTCTAACCTGAACATCGGTGCCTTCAACTCGACCGGCGGCACCTTCCTGGTGGGCGGCATCGTCGCTGCATCAACCGACTTCTCGGGCACGAACGCACGCCTGTTGGGCTTCGATCCTCAGATCGAGAACGACATCACGAACGGTGCCCTCGACGTGTGCTTTGCACACCTCGACGTGTCGGCGATCCAGGCTGGCATCCCGCAGGGCGACTTCATGGCAGTCGAACAGATCGCTCTGTACGGCTTCCAGGCTGCCAACGGCGCCGTGGAGTGGACGACTGACTACCAGAGCGGCAAGTCCGTCCTGAACCTCCGTCGCCTCACGAAGCGTGGTAACCTCAGCGGCGGCGTCTTCACGCCAGCGCCTCTGACAGGTGCTCAGATCCAGTTCGTCATCCGGCTCACCAACGGTGGTTCGGTTCCAACGATGAACACCGCGGTGCAGAAGGTCTCGATGGCAGTCTCGGATGCCCTGGTTGCTGGCGACAGCACCGGTGCAACGCTGACGATCCCGTCCTTCGAGTCGGATTTCGGGTCAACGCCTTCGCCGGCAATTCCTGAGATCGACATCAAGATCGAGTCGATTGCGATCGTAGCAACGTCGCGCAAGCTGCGTGCTCGCTGGTCGCCGGAACTCGCACAGGACCTCAATGCGTACCACTCGATGGACGCAGAGGTTGAGCTGACGGGCGTGCTCTCTGAGCAGATCGCTCTTGAGATCGACCGCGAGATCCTGAACGACCTCGTGACGCAGGCGAACGGCGCGAACCTGTACTGGAGCCGTGCTCCTGGCAAGTTCGTTAACAAGCTCACCGGTCAGGCACTGACGCTGAACACTGCGCTCAGCATCGGTCCTCAGTTCACCGGTACGGTTCGCGAGTGGTACGAGACGCTCGTCGAGACGATCATCGACTGCGCAAACACGATCCAGCGCAAGACGCTGCGTGGCTCGGCGAACTTCATGGTCACGTCGCCAGACGTCGCCACGATCCTCGAGAGCTCAGTCCTCTACAAGCCGAAGTACTCGATCGACGGCGAGGGTCAGGTCGGTTCACCGTTCACGATCGGCGCCGAGGCGATCGGAACCGTGTCTAACCGGTTCACGGTCTACAAGGATCCGTACTTCGTGCGTAACCGCATCCTTGTCGGTTACAAGGGTGGTAGCTACCTCGAGACCGGTTACGTGTACGCTCCGTACGTTCCACTCATCGTGACGCCGACGCTGTACGCTCCTGAGGACTTCACACCGAGGAAGGGCGTTATGACGAGATACGGAAAGAAGATGATTCGTTCCGACTTCTACGGAACGGTCACCGTTCTCGACATGAACGTGATCTGACAATCAAATCAACCACTTACGTGGTTGGTCTTCACCAGAAAGGGCCTTTGCGGGCCCTTTCG